GTTAGCGTCTAGGACATTGCGTTTGAACTCCCTACCATTCATTGGTTTACCACTGTATCCATTTTTAGTGCGCTCCGTGTAGCCGTTTATATCCTTCTTGAATATTCTGCCATCATCCGTGATTAGTTCGTCAGACATACTATTTCTCTATCTTAATCCTCCAATTATCTGGGTTTGATTCCTTCTCACCTACCTGCCAGATCTCATTGGAGTAAGCTTCCTTCTCCTCAGTAGCCTCATCTTTTGCACAAGCCTTGAGCTTTCCATCATACCTGTGGGTAACTTGTGCATAACGTATGCTCATTTCATCTATTTCTTCCTTAGTTTTCCCTATAACTTTGATGATAAATTCATGCATATTATTCAACTTCAGCTAGAACTTCATTAATGGCTTCTTCTATTTTGGTAGCAACTTCTGGAACATTGAAAAAGGATTGCTCTAATTCTCTTCGCTTCACCTCTGCGAACTGCTTAACCTGTCGATCTATAGACTGATATTCGGTAAAGCACTCGCCACAGACAGTGTGCTCTCTTAAATCCTTGGCTTCGTTCTTAATATCGTTTACTTTGTTCCGCTCAAATTGTTTCTCCTTGTTACAGTGGTCACATTTGAATGTAATCATATCCCTTTATTATATTATTTTTTCTTTTTAATTGATGCAGCTTTGGCTAGTCGTCCTTTACCGCCACCAGCTCCGTACTTCATCTTTGTTTTTTTGTACTTTTTCCCATATGGCATATTAGATTCCTTTCCATCGCAAGTCATTTAAGATACGACTTACATTACATTGATTAATACTGTAAAAGAAGGCAATTTGTGTTTGTTTCCAACCATTTTTATGCAAGTATTTAATCTCCTTCACCTCTTCTTCCTTTAATTTTGCCAATTTGCCTCTTCTAACATTTTCTGCAATAGTCACCTCTTCCAAATGATCAGGATTAACACATCTTCTATTTCTACACAAATGATCTAACACTTTCCCTTCCTCAATTTTCTTTTTTAATTCTTCGTAATAAACTCGATGCGCACGTCTCGTTGCGCCTTGTTGCCAATAACTTCCATATCCATTATGAGATAAACTTCCATTCCAATTCCAGCACCCTCTCTTATCAATGTTATATCTCAACTTAGGCATATCATTTCTTTTTAGACTTCTTTTTCTTCTTCTTTTCGACCTTTGGTGCTTCGATAACCTCAGCGTCAATTCCTTCTTCTACTTCGATATCGGCTTCCTTCTTCTTAGCGTTCTTACGCTTTGGTACTTCCTTTTGAATAAGTTTATCCCATTCCTCTGCTGGTACTTTGTCATACTCGACAACAGTGACAGGCTCCGGTGGCTCACCAGCCGAGGTAATTCCATATCTTGAAATGAGTCTATCCTTTTCACTGCGGGTCAATTTGGCCCAGTTTTCCATGTATTGTGACATAGTGTTTAAATTATGCAGTAAATGCTGCGTTGTTTACGGTCGGTGTTGGTGCTTTTGGTAACATCTTCGCCATCTCAGTTTGCATCTGGTCTTCATCAACAAGGTACTCATCCTCGTGCCCAGGTTCTAGCTCTTCGAGCAGTGTAGCCTTGATAAGTTCTTTCTGCTTCACATTAGGGTTGTTGAGCAGTCTATCAAATAGCATCATCTTTTTAGCAAACTTCGTACTCTGGCTCACAAACGTCGTCTTCACCTTAGAGGTGTACTTCAGTTCTCGAAAGGCTTGTGGATCCACCTCGGAGATAGTCATATTTAACTTCTCCTCAAGGCTTAGTAGTTCAAAGCTCTTTTCCTTCTCAAGCTCCTCAAGTTCCTCCTCTGTAGCAGCCTCCGGCAATTCGGCGGTAAAATCTATCTTTTTACTCTTACCCTGTAGATCAGCTAGAAAGAGCGTAGGGAATTTCAGTCTAGTCGTATCGCCCACAGTTTCCCCTATCTGGGCTATAGGTAGATATTGGATGATGCTTGCAACAAGTAGCTGCCCAAAGTCCCGTACAAGCGATCCTACCATCTGTCCGGTACGTCCTAGCATGATCTTGATGTTCTCCTCCATGAAAGCAATCTCTCTTGCTGTTGTATCGCTCTTTGGTGAATAGTCTTGCTTGCTGCTTTCTGCCGTAGACTGCTCCACCAATTGCAAGGTACTCATACCAGCGTTGATATTCTGTCCTAGTTGCATCGGCTCTACCCTTGTATTTGGATCGGTAAATGTTGTGATACTTCGTGGAGCAAAGTCACCAGCGTCTACGTCAGTTTCACCATACACAGCCCACGGTGGCATTAGCTGTAGATACGTTCCATCTAATATCATTCGGTATAGTGTATTGACAAGGTCTTCATCATTCTCTAGCTTCTGCGCCAAGCTCATGCCGTAAAAGAACCTTGAATTGTATGTTTCGTATACAGATTTAGCAAAAGGATATTGTTTGTCTTTACGTCGCATTCCTTCGTCTGAATGAGTGAGTAGTATTCCGTTTACAAACACCAGCTCAAGGTCTGCAAATCTGTTGTAGTAAATAACTTCTTCTACCAAACGATCCTCTTGCTGATCGTCGTAATCGTCATAAAAAAGGTCTTCATCTTCATTAAAATATGTTTTTACACCAGGACGTACGAACTTCTTAAAATCGTCCTTATCACCGTACTTACGCTGTGCCGATACAAAGTCTATGATCCTTCTCCGGATAAGGAACGGCTGCTTTTGGATGTTAGGTTCGTAGATATTTCCTATAAACAGCTCATCTAGTGGAATGATTGACGAAATAAACCCAGAATATAGCTCATCCACTATTTCTTTTAACTCTATTTTTTCATTTACATTCTCTTTGATAGTCCGTGTAGCCTCGGCATAATCTTGGTAAAGAATCACCGCCGGATTAACGCATAAGTCTTGGACAGCTTGAATGAACATGTCTTCGTACTTGGACTGTTCACAGGCCCATATAACAGCATCCTTCATTACATCAGCCATGTCCTTGTCTTCAACAGAGTCTTCGTTCTGGGCTACAACATCTGGATACAGGATGTTAGTTGTTATGTGTGAAACAATAGAAATAACCTTATTACGGACAATAGGTTTAAGGGCATTTGAATGCCATTGCAAGTCTGGGTCTTGTGACTTAGACGGACGGTATTGATTGAACATCTTTTGATTAGCGTTCATCCTGTTTATAAGGTCAAAGTTGCCATTGTTGGTGCTGCCATACGATCCAAACTCTTCGTATGTTGAACTCATAATAGTTTGAGCGACCTCGTTATCTCGCTGTATTTGAGCTATACGCTTACGAACAATTTTACCTGGATTGTATGCAGATTTTGGCTTGTCTTCTTTTGTGCCCACTTTAGCGGGTGTGATTTGTCTTGCCATATCCTATGTGGCTGTCCCTTTTGCTAATAGTTATAAACTTTTGCTTTGATTCTTTTGACTGCACCACTTGTTTGCTTTAGTTCGTACCACATACGCATCATCATGGCATCGGATAGGTCGGGACTTCTGCCTAACAATTCTTTCAACATTTCTTTTGGTACAATCTTGAGTCTGCCATCCTTGTCCGAGTCCTTTGTTTTTAGCTGTTCAAGCTCCTCCACAAGCTGCTGTCTATTAAGTCCTGTAATATTTCGTATTGCTATTGCATGGTTTTTGATCTGCTTTGCAAGCTCGTAATAGCACTGTGTTTTTAGGTTTTGATAGTTTTCACCACCTATCGGCTTACTGTTGTTCACAAAGCCTTTTATGCCCCTTAGAACGTCTACCAGACCACCACCAACGCCATCATCATCAGCTATTATCCTCGAATATGGTACATGCTCTTCGATTGATATATTCCGCACCTTCTCAGCTAACTGATCTATCCCCAGCTTGGCGAACGTCCAGAGCTTCATGACTGATAGACCTTTCCACAACATTATCACGCTTTTATCTCGTCCATACCTAGCAACATCTATTGTCAAATATGGTGGCCCGTGCTCCTCTATTGGGTTTGTAAACAAATCTATTATTGAATCGTACGGTAGCATTGTCGCTGGATCGTCGTCATACTCCCAATTTCCAAACATCAATCGCTCTTTCGTACTCTTGTCCTTAATCTGTGCCAATTGTTTTTTATAACTCTCAGCCGTATGCGGGTTATCGCTATATAAACTTTGAATAAATGCAATGTTTTTTGACAAAGTTCCTTCCTTGAATGGCTTGTAATAGTCTTGATACGTCCAGTTCTTCTTAGGGTTGCCCGTAATAGCCATTGTGGGCCGTATATTAAACTCTTTGTTTAAATGTCTACCAATACGAGAACCGAGTACATCCTTGCCCAAAGCATTCACCTCACCAGCTTCTTCGATAGCACCATCTGTATATTCGAGTGAACCATAACGCTCATACAAGGGATCAGACGGCTGGAATTTGAGATCAAGCAAATCTATTCTACTGCCATTGATAAAATCAATATAGTTATACTGGCCGTTTAGCTTCCAATGGTCTAGCGGTATCTTGTGAAAAGCACAAACCTTTTGCCATGTAACGTACGTGCTTTGCATCAATCGTTTTAATTCTTCTCTACCAATAAAACTTTTATACCCCGGATAGAGATATGCGTTTACAAGTCTCGTCTCACAAAGCCACCAGCTCTTGCCACCTCCAGCTAGGCGCCCCCACCAAAGAAAACTTCATCGTGACCCTTTAGGGCTTCCCACGCTGCAAATTGTTTTTTTGTGGGACGAATAGTTATCTCCATAGGTGGGGGCTATCTCTTTTAACTGTTGTGTCTAATAAGTAAATGATGTGTTGTGTGTTCCGAGGCCGTCATTACCTGTAAATTGCTTGGGCAGTTGTTTAGCCCATTCTCATCTATGTGGTGGACAATCTCATCTTCTAATAAGTATCTACCTAGGATATCTTCCATTATTAGCCTGTGTTCCCGCACATATCCATCTTTGTTACCGTTAGGATGCTCTGGCGCATAAATCTGTATATATCTTGGTGAACCAGGTCTTGATTGAGTGGTGGTGTAACCTTGATAGTTATGTGGTGTTTGCCCTATGGGAAATCTAGTCGCCCTGCCGTTCTCTTCTAAAATATGATTTGTGACCGCCAAGCAGCATTCTTTACTGCAATACTTTCCTCTGCCGATCTTGATCTTACTTGGATAAGTCACAAACTCATCCCCACAGTAGCATTGTTTTATCATACTTGTTTTGTTTTGCCCTCATCTGGCTGAACCATGTTAATTCCAGTTATTTGCACCTTTACTTCACCACCCAGCTCTATATCCTGTTGTGGCTTCCCGTGTACTCTATCATGGATATCTCTGTAAAATTGATAATCTCCTGCTTTTGCTTTCTTATATGCTACAGCTAGGAGTTGCTCGTCGATATCTTCGGGTAGTAGTTCATTCTTTTCAGCTATCTTAGTAATGAATTTCTCCCACTTAGTTTTGAAAGATACTGAACCTTTTGGTCTACCACCACCAGGATTCCCTTCTTTGAACCTACCAAGTTGGTCTCGGTGTTCTTCCGTTATTTTCCCGTTTGGTGTCGGCATATTATAGTTTTACTGCTGTTTGTCCTGTATAGTCTTCCCATCTTTTAATAATCACATCTATGTATTTAGGGTCTAGCTCCATCATGTAGCATTTTCTGTTTAGCTTCTCTGCTGCTATCAATGTGCTTCCGCTTCCTCCGAATACATCTACTACACTTTCACCATGTTCCGTAGTTTTTTCTATTGCCTCTGAAGCTAATTCAACTGGTTTTTGCGTTGGATGAAGATAGTCGCCTGCAAAGTCTTTTTTTAATTTCCAAACACTACCGATTCTTTTTCCTTTTAGTTCTGCACCTCGGTTACACACTATCGCCACCTCATAATCAGTAGAAAATGTTTTTTTGAGATCACCTATTCCCCCTCCACCTTTGTGCCACACAACCATATTTGTAATATCTCCAAACTGTTCAACTATTGGTTTCCATTTGTCCAAAACCCGCCAAGTTGTCCAGACAAATACCCAGCCTTTACTGTGCGCTGCCACTGGTGCCACCCAATCAGTCAGAAACACCCCATCGTTATCTATAATATCGAACTTGTCCGTCTTTGTTCGCATGTTTGACTGATAACTCACTCCATAAGGAGGATCAGTAAATACCATATCCGCCTTCTTCCCATCCATCAGCTTCTCTACATCCTCTATTTCTGTAGCACTACCGCACATCAATCGGTGTTCCCCTAGTTGGTAGATGTCTCCTAGCTTACTTACTGGCTCATCAGGGACATCAGGCACTTCGTCATCTTTCTCGTCTGGCTCTATGATCAAATCTGCGTCAAAGCCTGTGAGGTCTATCATAGGCTGTTGTAAGCCTTTTAACTCCTCTATCACCAAGTCCATATCCCAATCACTCTCGTTGAGCTTGTTGTCGGCTAGTCTGTAAGCGTTTGCCTGTTCGTCTGTTAAGTCTGCTACCATTACTGGTACTGTTTCCATTTTAAGGAGCTTTGCTGCTTCTAGTCTTCCGTGGCCTACTATTACTACATTATCCTTATCTACTACTATAGGCTGATTAAAACCAAACTCTTTTATACTATCAGCCACTTGTTGTATTTGCTTCTTTGGATGCTTTTTAGCATTCTTTTTATAGGGTTTTAGTTTTGCTACCTTTACTTCCACAATCATATTTCTTTGCTAGGTTGAGCTATTCTTTCTTACTTCTTTCCTTTGATTCTTCCCTATAAGTATCTAAAGTCTTTTTTACTCTTTCTCTATGAGCTTTGTTTTTAAATCTTATTGGTTTAAGGGGCTTACTTGAGTGCCTTCTAGGGGCACGATATATAATCATTTTTAAAGGGATTGTTTAAAAGCTCATTAGCCATACTATCCCTTTATATAATAAATATAAATATCCTAGAATGAAGGTTGTGAAGACTAATTCCCACTTTCTATTCTCTCTATTAATCTTTTTCTGGCAAGGAGCACAAGGAGAAACATAAATCT